GAAAATGGAATGCTGCTGAGTTTGATTTGACTTATACGATGCGTTCCGTGGGTGAATATATGCGTGAGCAAAAACAACGTAAAGAACTCTTGCTTTTTAATTATACCAAAGATCCTAAAATACAATTTAGTTTTGATGGATGTTATAATTATGATAGATTGAAGAAAGAGGGTTTGATTGATGACTGAACTTAAAGATTGGTTAAATTCAATCAATCAAACGAAGAAAAATCTAATTGATGAGGATCCATCTTTAGAGAAAGAATACAATTCATATATTATCAATCGGTGTCTTTCTGGGGAAATTGATTGTATTATGTTTGCTAATGAAATGAATATGTATTCATTCCTCCCGAAAAAGATGCAATATGACTTTTTTATAAATAGTCTGAGGAAAAAGAAGAGATATTCTCCCTGGCTCCGTAAAGATACAATCAAAGATCTTGATTATGTTAAACGTTACTATGGTTATAGTAATGAAAAGGCAAAACAGGCTTTGAGGATTCTTACAAAAGAACAACTTACTTTTATAAAATCGAAATTTGAAACTGGAGGAACAAAATGAGTGTCGTTCAAGAACCTGAAGTAAAGTGGACGCCCGATCAAATGGTGGAAGTGATTCTTAATGAACCTGATGACTTTTTAAAGGTTCGTGAGACTTTGACCCGTATCGGAGTTGCTTCAAGAAAGGAAAAGAAAATCTATCAGTCTTGTCATATTCTTCATAAACAAGGTCGTTATTTCCTTGTGCATTTTAAAGAACTTTTCGCACTGGATGGCAAACACGCCAATCTAACTGTAAATGATGTGCAGCGTCGTAATCGTATTGCACAACTTCTTGCTGATTGGGGTCTGATTACTATTGTGGATGTGAGTAAGATTCAAGATATTGCACCTTTGAACCAAATTAAAGTCCTTGCCTATAAGGACAAGGGAGATTGGATTTTGGAGACCAAATACAATATTGGTGCCAAAAAGAAGCGTACAGAAGAGGAAACCGAATAAAAAAGTAGGGAGTTCAACACTCCCTTTTTTGTGCTTTCTGTTATAATTATATGAGGATGCCGAAAGGGTCCACAAAATACAAACTCGCTTAAAAAAAGGAGATACAATAATGACTAACCTTGCAACATCACGGTTTACTGCGTCTGATCTTCCTGCCTTAATGGAAAGAATTACTCGCAATAGTATTGGAATGGATGAATATTTTGACCGTCTATTCAATCTTCACGAAACTACAAATAACTATCCACCATACAATCTAATTCAGGTAAATAATGTAGAATCTCATTTAGAGATTGCTCTTGCCGGATTTAAAAAGGAGGAAGTAAATGTCTTCACCGAGTATGGAAAACTTTTTGTCGAGGGGCAAAAATCAGATACAGAATCGGATAGGACGTTTATCCACAAGGGTCTGGCTAGCAGAAGTTTCAAGAGAGTGTGGACTTTATCAGACGACACAGAAGTCCGAGAAGTCACCTTTGAAGATGGACTACTTACCATTCGACTAGGTAAAATTGTTCCGGAACATCATTCTCGTAAAGACTACCTCTAAATATCTAAATAAAGAAAAAGTTAGTTGGGTGATGAAAACTTTTCAACAATTTATAGAAAAGGTTGGAGATTTTGGAAATCCCCCTCTACCAACCAAAGAAAATTGTTATGGAAGAACCGTAAAATATGCTATGGCACCAAAAAAGAAAGTTTGTGCTTTGAATACTGATAGTGGTTCCGGAGGGTCTTCTGGTGATTCTGGTGGAGACTAAATAGTACTGAATATCGTAGGCGAAGGGAGGCAACTGGCAAAATCTAGTTGCACCTCCCCTTTTTTTGTGCTATAATAAGTTGAGAGAAGAATTAAAAATGTCCGTAAAAATTGCTCTATTAAAATCTGGAGAATCAGTAATTGCCGATATTAAGGAATTGATTTCCGAAGATAAAATATGTGGATATTTATTTACGAATCCGCATAAAATGCAGGTCAGTAATTCAATCTTTTTGACAGAAGAACAATTAGAACCTGGAGATGGTACAGTAAGTGTAACATTTTCTTCTTGGATTCTTTTTTCAAGTGATAATGAGATTCCAGTTCGTCCAGATTGGGTTGTAACTATTGTTGAACCAGTCAAGTCTATTAAAGAAATGTATGAGGAGAAGGTAAATGGAACGGAACGTGAAGTGTCTTCTATTGAAGGTTGACACTATATTGATTACTGAAATTATTGAAGTTGGTTCTGAACTTGGCGAACCTGATTGTAAACTAATTAATCCATATGAATTTTTTACTGTGGATGATATGAAACCTTGGCCGGAGATTACTAATCAAACTGAGTTAATGATTCATTCTGATAGTATTCTTACAATAGTAGACCCAACTCCCGAAATTATTAAAAAGTATCTTGAATTAACTGCATAATGCAATTCTACACAAATGTGCAAATGGTGGGGGACCACTTCTTGGTTCGTGGTTATGAAAATGGTAGACATTTTATGACTCGTGAGAAGTTTTCTCCGACTCTTTTTGTGCCTTCTAAAAAACCAACCAAATATACAACACTTCAGGGAGAATATGTGGAACCTATTCAACCAGGTTCTGTGAGAGATTGTAGAGAGTTTATTAAAAAATATACTGATGTACAAAACTTCAAAATCTATGGGAATGACAAATACATCTATCAGTATATTTCCGACAAATATCCTGAAAATGAAATTAAGTTTGATATCGGAAAAATCAAACTAACAACGATTGATATTGAGGTCGCATCAGAAAATGGATTTCCTGATGTGGAAAATGCTGCCGAAGAGATATTACTCATCACTCTTCAAGATTATAATACAAAGCAAATTCGTACTTGGGGTCAAGGTAAGTTCAATAATAACCAATCAAATGTTTCTTACCGAGCATTTTCTGATGAATATAGTCTGTTAAATGACTTTATTCACTGGTGGATGATGGAGGATAATACTCCAGAGGTTGTGACTGGTTGGAATAGTGAACTGTACGATATTCCTTATCTTGTTCGCCGTCTTGATAGGATTTTAGGTGAAAAGTTAATGAAGCGTATGTCTCCTTGGGGTCTTGTCACCGAGGATGAAGTTTATATCTCCGGAAGAAAACATATCTCCTATGATATTGGTGGTATAAGTCAACTTGACTATATTAAACTCTATAAGAAGTTTACCTATAAGACACAGGAATCTTATCGTCTGGATTATATTGCCGAAGTAGAACTGGGGCAGAAGAAACTGGATCACTCTGAGTTTGATACATTCAAGGACTTCTATACTAAAGGCTGGCAGAAATTCGTAGAGTATAACATTATTGACGTAGAACTTGTTGACCGTTTGGAAGACAAGATGAAACTGATTGAACTTGCTCTTACGATGGCATATGACGGTAAAGTCAACTATGAGGATGTATTTTCGCAGGTAAGAATGTGGGATACGATTATCTACAATTACCTGAAGAAAAGAAATATTGCCATTCCTCCTAAAGAAAAGACTGATAAGGACTCCAAGTATGCCGGTGCATATGTAAAGGAACCAATTCCCGGAAAGTATGATTGGGTGGTTAATTTTGACTTAAACAGCCTTTATCCGCATTTGATTATGCAATTTAATGTAAGTCCCGAAACCCTTGTTGAAGAAAGGCATCCCAGTGTAACCGTGGATAAAATTTTGAATCAAGAACTTACCTTTGAAATGTATAAGGACTATGCAGTATGTCCTAATGGTGCGATGTACCGTAAGGATATTCGTGGTTTTCTTCCAGAACTTATGGAGAAAATGTATAATGACCGTGTTATTTTCAAAGAGAAAATGATTGCGGCAAAAAAACAATATGAGAAGAAAAAGACAAAGGAATTAGAAAAGGAAATTGCCAGATGTAATAATATTCAAATGGCAAAAAAGATTTCTCTTAACTCTGCCTATGGTGCTTGCGGTAATCAGTACTTCCGTTACTTCAAACTAGCAAATGCAGAAGCAATTACTCTTTCGGGTCAAGTTGCGATTCGTTGGATTGAGAGTAAGATGAATTCTTATCTGAATAAAGTTCTTAAGACAAAGGATGTTGATTATGTTATTGCTTCTGATACTGACTCCATTTATCTTCATATGGGTCCTTTGGTTGAAACTGTATACAAGGGAAGAGAGAAAACTACTGAAGGCATTGTCACGTTCCTTGATAAGGTCTGTAAGGTGGAACTTGAAAAATATATTGAAGGTTGCTACCAAGAACTGGCAGAGTATGTAAATGCCTATGACCAGAAGATGCAGATGAAGCGGGAAAATATTGCCGACCGTGGAATCTGGACTGCCAAAAAGCGTTATATTCTGAACGTCTGGGATAGTGAGGGTGTAAGATATACGGAACCTAAACTTAAGATGATGGGTATTGAGGCAGTTAAATCTTCAACTCCGGCACCTTGTCGTCAGATGATTAAGGATGCTCTGAAATTGATGATGAGTGGAACTGAAGATGAGGTAATTGATTTTATTGATAATTGTCGTCAAAAGTTTAAAAGTCTTCCCCCAGAAGAAATTGCTTTCCCAAGAACGGCATCCGATGTTCGTAAATATTATTCGCCATCAAATATTTACGCATCCAAAACTCCTATTCATATTCGTGGTGCCCTTCTGTTTAATCATTACATAAAGGAAAAAAAACTAACCAATAAATATTCACTTATTAATAACGGTGAGAAGGTTAAATATATTTTTCTTAAAAAACCAAATATTATTCAGGAGAATGTTATTTCCTTTATTTCAGATTTCCCAAAGGAACTTAACCTTGACAAATATATTGATTATGAACTACAATTTGAGAAAAGTTTTGTAGACCCCCTTCAATCTATTTTAGATTCAATTGGATGGGAAGTAGAAAAAACTGTAAACCTTGATTCATTTTTTACCTAATGGACTTGCCAATTAATGACAAAGAGTTGGATACTATTATTAGTGCAATGCGACTTGGTGGAGACTCTGCTCTTTATCAAAAACTTTGGACTTATAAAATGAATTATTTTGATAATAAAAAAGAGGATAAATAATAATATCTGTTGAACCCGCAAACTCTACAGATAAGATTAGGTGCTCTTCGGGCACCTTTTCTAATATAAACTATTATAAATAATAGTGCGGGTTTAATAGAGTAGAAATGAACTATCTAAAGATTTATTGTAGTCTCATCAGGAAAGCAGAGAATAGAACTCCGCCTGAAGGTTACACAGAAAAGCATCATACCTTTCCTAAAAGTATCTTTGGGGACAATAGTAGAATTGTAGTACTTACGGCAAGAGAGCATTATATCGCTCACGCATTATTAGAAAAGATTTGTATTAAAAGATACGGATTAAAAGATAGAAAAACAATAAAAATGATTCACTCGCATATTTTAATGAAATCAAAAGGTAAATATTATAATTCTTATCTTTATGAAAGTGCAAGATTTAGAATATCTGAATCAAAGAAAGGTAAAAAACCATATGTTATGACCGAGAAAACTAAAAATAAAATGAGTGAATATTCTAAAAATAGAAATGAAGAACATAAGAAAAAATTGAGCGAATCATTAAAAGGTAGAATACCTCCTAATTATGGAAAATCACATTCTGAAGAAACTAAAAGAAAAATAAGTCAAAAAAATACAGGTAGAAAAGCATCGGAAGAAACACGAAACAAATTAAGTGAATGTAAAAAAGGTGAAAAACATTTTTTGTATGGAAAGAAAAGAGATATTGAAGTTGTAAATAAAATAGTGGAGAAAAAAAGTAAAGATTTTTCTATTATAAATCCAAAAGGTGAAATAATCTGTGGGAAAAATATAGCAGAATTTTGTAGGGAAAATGATTTAGATAAGGCAACCATATGTAATATGCTTAATCATAAAAGAGGAATAAAATCTCATAAAGGATATCGCGCTGTCCCTCAAAATATTTGACGGCGCTTAATTTTTGTAGTATAATCTTTTTGTAGATAGGACGGTAAAGGCAATGAACGAAACAATAGTTAGTAACAATTATTACATCAATACGATTATGAAAAACAAAACTCTAAAAATTCTTATGAGAGAACTTGAAGATGTAGAACAAAAAGCATCTAAAATTCGTACTAACATTAATAATATTTTAAACTTGAAAAATGATTGAAAACAGAACACCAAAACAAATAGGAAATGATATTATCCTTTGTGATGATGGAACACTATGGAGATGGAACACTAATTTAGGGTTTTCCTCCTATATTTCTGGATGGGAAAAATTACCTCCAATTCCAACTGATGAGGACTATGAAGTTCTTCAACAAGAAAGAATGGAAGCAGATAGAAAGTGGATAGAAAAACAAACTGAAAGAGGAGTTGCAAAAGTTTATGACTGATTCTAAATCAAGTTTTTTACAACAAATTATAAAAGAAATTGGTGGAGAATACACACAACTTGCTTCAGAGATTAATGAAACTGAAACTTTTGTGGATACGGGTTCGTACATTTTTAATGCTCTTGTATCCGGCAGTATATTTGGTGGTGTATCTGGGAATAAGATTACTGCAATCGCAGGTGAGAGTTCTACGGGAAAGACTTTCTTCTCTCTTGCCGTCGTTAAAAATTTCCTTGATAATAATCCTACTGGATATTGTCTGTATTTTGATACTGAGGCAGCAATCACAAAATCCCTTCTGGAAAGTAGGGGAGTTGACACAACTCGTTTGGTGGTTGTCAATGTCGTAACCGTAGAAGAGTTTCGTGGAAAGGCACTCAAGGCAGTTGACCTTTATATGAAGAAACCAGAAGGTGAACGTAATCCTTGTATGTTCGTGCTAGATTCTCTAGGAATGCTCTCCACCAGCAAAGAGATTAATGATGCTCTGAATGATAAAGAAGTTCGGGATATGACTAAATCTCAACTGATTAAGGGTGCATTCCGTATGCTGACTCTTAAATTGGGACAGGCAAAAATTCCTATGTTAGTTACTAATCATACTTATGATGTTATTGGTGCATATGTTCCTACAAAGGAAATGGGTGGTGGTAGTGGTCTTAAGTATGCTGCTTCTACAATCATCTATCTCAGTAAAAAGAAAGAAAAAGAAGGGACAGAAGTCATCGGAAATATTATTAAGGCAAAGACTCATAAATCACGTTTAAGTAAGGAAAATCAAGAAGTTGAAGTTCGTCTTTATTATGACGAGCGTGGTCTTGATCGATATTATGGTCTCCTTGAACTCGGAGAATTGGGTGAAATGTGGAAGAATGTTGCGGGACGGTATGAAATTGATGGTAAGAAAATTTATGCCAAGGAAATTCTCAAGAACCCAGAGAAATACTTCACTGAAGAGGTAATGGAAAAACTTGATGTGATTGCTAAGGGTGAATTTTCTTATGGCGTATGAAAAACATACGCATTATAAAAACTGGTATTGATGTATCTAAAATACTAGAGCAACTTAAAGAACATCCAGAAGACTGGGGGTCTCAAAAAAATATTGAAGACTCCGAGCAACTGGACCCTACAGAGTATACCGTTACTGTAGATGTTCTACAACTCATAATGGGTGGAGTTGAAACCGAAGGTCAATATGTTGGGAATACTGAAATATGTATTAAAACCCCGGCATATGAAAAACACACTGAGATTCTTAATTACTTGGGAAAGTATTTTAAGAAACTCCGTCGTTGTGGATTCTTGGCACTTCCTGTAGGTGAAATTGTAGGTTCTCATATTGATGAAGGAACTTATTATCTTACAAAGGATAGATATCACCTTTCCATTCAGGGAAAATACGAGTATACTGTTGGGGATGAAACTATTATTATTGAACCAGGAACACTCTTTTGGTTCAATAATAAACTACCCCATAAGGCAGTGAATATTGGCGACAACATTAGAATTACTTTTGTATTCGATGTTCCGCATCATAAACGAAATCTTTAATTAAAATAATGGAACGACTTGAACTTACAATCCTTAGAAACTTAGTATTTAATGAAGACTATGCCAGAAAGGTTATTCCTTTTATTCAACCGGAGTACTATGAGCAAAGAGTAGAAAAGATAGTTTTTGAGGAAATTGTTGAGTTCATCGTTAAGTATGGTTCTTCAATTACTATTGAAGCACTCAATATTGAGATTGATAATCGTAGAGATTTGACAGAATCTGAAAATAAAGAAATTGTAGAACTACTTTCTAAACTTAATAACAGTCCTGTGGATAAGCAGTGGATACTGGATACTACCGAAAAGTGGTGCCGTGACCGTGCTATTTACTTGGCACTCATGGAGTCCATTCATATTGCCGATGGTAAGGATGATAAAAAAGGTAGAGATGCCATTCCCAGTATTCTTTCCGATGCCTTGGCAGTATCTTTTGATAATAATATAGGTCACGATTATCTTCAGAATTATGAGGAACGTTATGAATTTTATCACCGTAAAGAAGATAAAATCGAATTTGATTTGGAATATTTCAACAAAATCACAAAAGGTGGATTACCTAATAAGACTCTGAATATTTGTTTAGCTGGAACTGGAACTGGAAAAAGTTTGTTTATGTGTCACGTTGCCAGTTCTGCCTTACTACAGAATAGAAATGTTCTCTACATTACTCTTGAAATGGCAGAAGAAAGAATTGCCGAAAGAATTGATGCGAATCTTCTTAATGTTCCAATTCAACAACTGATTGATTTGCCACGATCAGCATTTGAGAATAAAGTAAATGGTATTGCTAAGAAGACTCGGGGTTCTTTGGTAATCAAAGAATATCCTACTGCTTCGGCACACTCCGGGCACTTCAAGGCACTTCTGAATGAACTTGCACTTAAGAAATCATTTAGACCTGATATTATCTTTATTGACTATCTGAATATCTGTTCCTCTTCAAGATTTAAGAGTGGTAGTAATATCAATTCTTATACTTTGGTTAAGTCTATTGCCGAAGAACTTCGTGGTTTGGCAGTAGAGTTTAATGTTCCTATTATGAGTGCGACACAGACGACTAGGAGCGGTTTTGGTTCTTCCGATGTAGAATTGACCGATACTTCTGAATCGTTCGGTCTTCCTGCTACTGCCGACCTTATGTTTGCTCTGATTAGTACAGAGGAATTAGAAGGTCTAGGGCAGATTATGGTGAAGCAACTTAAAAACAGATATAATGATCCAACAATCTTTAAGCGTTTTGTTGTTGGTATTGACCGTGCTAAAATGCGTCTTTATGATTGTGAACAGTCTGCCCAAAAAGACATACTTGACAGTGGGCAGGAAGAGGAGTATAATTATGAAGAAAATAAACCAAAAAAATCATTTGAGGGATTTAAGTTTTCATGACACAACGAGTTGACTTTGATAAATATCAAAACTTTGTAGATGCCGTAACTTCTGATGCATCTAAAGATTTTCTTGCTCTGTCTGACCGTATGGTTCAGTTGGATGAGAAAGGTGCTAATATTGAACG